TAAAGGGAGGACAATTTCTCATCCCCCCTTTAAACCATCAGTCAAAGCTTGCTTCCCCACGAGGCATTTGCTTAAGGAATTGTTCATTGAACTCCTCCTCTAGCTGTGATTCTTGTTCAAAATCACAATCACTACACGTGTTGCTGATTTTCTTACCAAAAGACGCAAACTCGTCACGTGGTTTGTCCTTACCACAATGTTTACACTTGTGGAGTTTAACTTTTTTGATAACAATGTTACCCATACTGTTGATGTTTTAGTGGTTTTACTCTTTGATTGTTTTACTGTTTTGTATGTTCTAGATACTCAGAGGCAAGTGGAGGATCTTACGACCCTCCCTTGCGTGAGCAACACTAAAACATATCAAGTTCCTACGATGGGGTTCGAACCCACAACCTACCCCCTGTTATATAATAGCTTTATATAAGGGCAATTCTACCAGTTGAACTACATAGGAACCACTAATGATCTAAAGATCACTAATGTAATTTTTGAGCTTAGCTCAGGCGTTTTTCGAGTTTACTAATGTGTTTATCCAACCACTTAATGCGAGATTGGATGTCATGAATGGGCCAGTAATATGCAGAAAAGGTATTGACAAATGCTGACCAACTGGAGAATGAGCAAGGTCTGTTGAGTTTGATATAAACTCTGGTAACATCTTTCGCATCATATTCTATTTTGTCGGTCATTGCAAGATTGAAACACATTGAACACAAGCCAATTGACCAAGTGTTAATGTATCGTTGTCTTTTTTCAGGTTCCAAATTCTGTATTTTCTGTAATTTTTCGCGCATCACATAGAATGAATCTAGAATATTCTCTAAATCATATGTGTGAAACTTGTAAGAGCTATGAGACAGTGGGGAAATACCATGTCCAATGTTGATACCTCCATAACAGCATATAGCCATACCAATAAAGAATGGTAATCCTATGTGTTTTGCAGGTTCTCCAACAATTGCAATGAGTATTCCTATAAGGATAGCGATCAATCCTTTAATGACGTAGTACTTGTTTGATTTCATGTGCGATGGTGTTAAACCAAGGGAGTTTGCTAGGCTCCCTTGGTTACAGATGAGTGATTAAAACACTTTGTTAGTCACCCAGCTGGTGTACGCACTTCTGAGTTCATCGCAGGTATCGTAGTCATTAATGTCATGTCCTGCTTCCTGGAATGCTCTGAAGGATTCAAGGCTGACCTTCAATGCTTCGCAAAGAGCGACTTCAGCTTTGATTTTTTGAGCAAGACCAACAGAATGCAAAACAGCTCTTCGAGGAGCTTCTTCGAGAATAAGGACTGCGATCATAAGATCAAGAGCCCATTGTGAAGCTTTTTTGTCCTCTTCTGACTTTTGGTCAAAATCAGCAAAATCTGCTTTAATGTCAGGATCTTGCATCAAGATTTGACGATAATCTTCGTAAGTTTTTGGTTTGTTCATGACTGATGGTTTTAGTGGTTTTTACTTTGTTGTTTTTTATTCTTTTTCTTGAACTGGCAGATTGTTAGGATCAAACTTCATCCAGAAATTCCATTTATGGGATTTGCCTGATTTTTGCTGAAATTGATAGAATTCTCCCTTGCCATTTGCATAGACAAATTTCCATGTATCACTTTCAATATCCCTCACCCAACATGGATCTCCATCTTTAGGTAATTGAGCGGTACGAATTTCTTCTTCAGTGGCTTTGCGAATGCGAGATTTATTAACACATTTAGAGTGTTCAAAAGTTACACAATCACTGAGTACTCTATCAATCTGAAATATTTCACCCACGTGAGGTTTATATGCACCTCTTTGTTCCTTGATTACAGTTACCCAATCACCTGCTTTGAAGTCATCTTTGAAGATCTCATCAAACAACTTATGTTGATCACTTGTACAAGCTCCACGCATTTGTTTGTAGAAGTCAGCTGTAATGGTAATGTTATAGCCAAGGGTGATGTTCTTTCCCCACATTTCAGCAAGTCTGTCAGCCCAACCACGACAGGCAGCTTTGACAATACGCATTGCATCTTCAGAAGAAATAGTTTTCACATCTTACATTAGGATTATGTTTTACCAACGTCCCATTTATGTTTTAGCAAGATGCTTATACCACGTGAGTTGTGGTGCATTGAATAATATCATCACATAATCAAGTTTCCTATTGATCATAGATCAACTCCCTTGTTGGTTAGTGCGCAGGCATGGCGTGCTCAAGGCAAGGCCCCAGCGCATCTAATGCAGTTTATGAATTATCCTGCACCATTATGTGATGATACTAAACTGACATAGGTGTTACTTGAAGCACCTAACACTCGTCAATTGACACTAATCTCGAGAACAATGAGAGATTCGAACTCCCATACCTCAGAACTGTACTGAGTCCTTTACCAGTTAAGGATAATTGTTCTCCCTGGATTACTCCAGAGTTTTGAGCTGTGGCGCTCAGTCGTGGCTTGGTATATGAGAATACCCTCTGCCAATGGTTATCCGCACTTCCCCCTTCTTTCAACATTTTCAGGGCCTAATAGGTGTTATTGGATTCTCTTATATCCTCAACCCGCAGAAAGCTTTCTTGGATTACATACGATGGTAGGACATCACCCACATGTTGTCAATAGTTTAGGTAATGATAGATAGTATACTAAAACAACAATTGATTCAGTTTACTTGCTATCTAGTGGCGCGGATTTTTTTCCCAAAATGGGAATTAATGTAGGCTAATTGATGGTTTAGGGGAGATTACTCCCTCATAATCAATCACTTACATCAATTCCCAAAATGGGAAAAGTCTACTAATTTAGTAGAGATTACCCTGTTTTGCGCGAGGTTTTAGCAGCGCCTTTACCAACAGGTGTTGGTGTGATCTTAGCTTTAGCTTTTGGCTGTTCAAGATCTGCTGGTGCTTGCTGTTCTTCCTCTTCTTCTTCAGTTGAGGAAGTCACTTCATCAGAAGGTGAGAACTGAGAAGTAACAGCATCCATGTACACTGCATCTTCGAAGTTTACTTCAGCCAAGTATCCTCCTTGACCATCGTAGAGGTCTTCGCTGAACCTCAATGTTGGATTTTTACCAACAATCTTGGTGCTGTAGAACACAGGCGTTGCTGTTTCATCCACACCGATACTACCATCTTTCTGGAGAAAGCGTACATTTTCTCCCTGATGCTCAATGTATTCTGCAATCTCTTTAGCAGAACCATGAACAGTGTAGACATACTTGGCTTTACCACTGTTCTTTCTTTTCAACCATTTTCCTTTCATGATCTTTGAGTTTTGATTTTGATTTATGATTTTGGATTGTAACTGCAAATTGTAACAACAATTGTGAAGCGAGATTCACGCAACAACTGATGCTGGATAATTGCGAGTATTGTTAAGATTATCAGTGAACGTAGTGAACGTTGGATCAATTAGTTAGTTAAAAGTAAATACAGGGAGAATATTTCTCTCCCTGTATTTAAAGACTTATGCAGTCTTGCGCGTTATGCGTTTCTTGGGTTTAACTGCAGGCTCTTCAGCTTTCTTTGGAGTTTCCTCCTCAGTATCATCCTCTGCAGTCTGCGCAGAATAGCTGTTGCTGTAGCGATTCTCGATTGCAGTCAACATTACTGCTGACTCGAAATCAACGTCGATGGAGTAATACTCTTCTCCACTCTCTTCGTTGATACGAAGTGCAATCTCGCCACGCTTGGTAGCTGTTCTGCTGAAAAATAGCATTGGCTGATCCTCGTCATCATCCAAGTGTTTCAGATTCTCGCCCTGAAACTCTGCATACTCTGCGAGAGCTTTTGGGTTGCCTGATACAGCATAAATGTGACGACGAACGCCGTCTTTCTTAGATACATAGCTCTTAAGCCACGTACCAATGAGTTTGGAAGTTTTCATAATGATATGAGATTTAGTGTAAATGCTATAGAGTATTGTTAAGATTGTAACTGAACGCAGTGAAGTAGATTTATCTCATTATCTTATTTGTCTTAAGAATTCTTTTTATAAGATCTACTATTTTGAAAACTTCTGGAAGAAAGACTGGGGGTAGCCCCCTTTTCAACTTCGATGGGGGAGGTCTTCGCTAGGTACCCCACACATCTTCTAATAAACTCCAGTTTTAATAAACTCCAGATTCTAATTCCAGAAAACAAAATCTCAACTTGAAACCCAGGGGGTTAGGAAGATAGTGCTAGGAAGAGTGGGGGATATTGTGTATCTTAGTAGTAATACAGAACTCTTCCACAGAGCATCCTCACTATAGGGATTAGCAGTGGAATCTTCTGGGGGTAGTAAAGTCTGGGATACAGATGAGGAACCCACCATCAATGGATAGAGCTACTGAGTGGAGTTAGGACTATGGGCGAGATTGAGATTGTCCCCACTGGAAGGTAAGAGCGCAAGCTTAGACGACTTTAGCTTAAGATTGAGGAAGATGAATAGCTAACCGCAAGGGCTTGGTATGTTTTATTGATACATAACTTTTCTGATTAAGTATCAATGATTTAGATATAGGTGTATCTAATAAACTTGCAGAATTTAAACTTTCTACTTATATTTGTTCTATGGGAATTATTGTAGGACTTGTAGCTGGTATGATAATAGGGTTTCTATTAGGCAGGGCTGTTTGTCATAATAGACTTCCCTATGATGATGAAGAATTATAAAACCAACATACATGAAAAACAAATTATTCCAGTATGCTATTCTGTGGCATCCCACTGAAAAGCAATCAAAAGAAGAGGGTCTCAAATCAAAATTGATTATTGAACCCACTACTATTATGGCACCTGAACAGACTGCTGCTATGATGTCAGCTGCCATGAGTATTCCCCCAGAGTATAAAGATCAGTTGGATCAGATTGAAATTGCAATGCGCCCTTTTTAATAAGGGCCGTTGAACAACAACAGAGCAGATCCTCTATCCCTAATCGAAAAGAAAGATCTACTCAGAATGAGAGAGCAATACCATATAAACAGTCGGGGGTGCACTCTCAGGAAGTTATCAATGGTCCTTTTGTTTATAATGCTGGGGATACTACAGTCTATACAAATGCATCAACATTGTTAATGAATTAAAAACCAAATCTCATGTCAAAACAAACATCCAAGTACAAAGTAGGTAATGTATTTTACCTACCCCAGGTTAAGCAACATGTAATGGTTGCTGCTCCAACAGAAGCTGGTACAGTTGCCCACCTTGTATCAGAAAAGAATGTAGATTATCAATTCCGTTATAACATTAGAACCAATAAAGTCATTCAATAATGAGCGAACAAAAAGAAAAACCATCAAAAGAGCAAATCGTTGCTTGGTATAAAGAAGAAATTGAACTTGCAGAATTGAGAGCCATTTTGTCAAAACATCAACGTGATGCTGCAGTATATGAAGCAGAGCGGATTAATGCAATTGGGGCAATTGCTCAAATGACGCAAGAACCTAAACAACAAGAAGATTCCTCTGCAAAGACCATGCGTCCTTTGAGAAAGGAACCACATCAAGAACAATCTGAAGTACATTAAAAAATGGGGAGCATTTGCTCCCCACTAGTTTTATGGAGATTAACAGAGTCACCAGAAAAATAAGATTAGATTCAAAGCAGACTGCTATTAAGTATCAACTTATTACAGAATTGATATTTCTTAGAAGACAAACTTTGATTGATACAGATTTAGTCTACCTGACATTATTGGTGGAATGGGGTCCTATTTCCCTTAAAGAATTCTGTAATAAAGTTGTGCTATATCTCTTTGGAGAAACTGTTCTTCATGAAGCTGAAAAATACTCAGTTCGAGTTCAAACAGTACGTAATAGAATAGGCATCCTTGAAAAACGAGGATTGGTACAGAAAAGTGGTAAAGGAATTAAAACCATCTCTTTTACATCTGCTATACCAATTGAGACTAAAGGAAATATCTTACTTGAATATAATTTCTTATACGTTGAGACCAAAGAAAGTAAAGCAACTAATTCCAGAGTTGGCCAAGAAACTGCAAGTCTCTGAAGAAGAACTTAAGTCAGTAATTGATACCTATTGGAGTTTAATTAGAAAGACATTAAGCTCAATAGAACACAATCATGTATTTATGCCAGGATTAGGTACTTTTAAAGTAAAACCCTGGGCGCTTGATAAAAAGATGAAAGCTAATGAAGCGATAATAAGAAAATATACAGAGACTCCCACTTCATTTAGTTTAGATGTCATTAACAAATTATCTCAGGATAATTTGAAAATTCAAGCAATGAAAGAACGTGTTGAATCTGAGAAAGCTAAGAAAACAGAAATTAAAAATGAACGTCGTAAACAGAATTTGGAAGGAGAGAAACAAGATTCTTGAAGGAGTAAAGAACTCAGTATTCAAGAAAGCTGATGTTGAAAACATTGCAGCAGAGCGTATGAAAATTTGCGCAACTTGTGATCATATTGATACAACAGGTGATAAGTGTGTTGTTCCTGGCACACAGCCTTGTTGTGGTCTTTGTGGATGTTCATTACATTTAAAAACTAGAGCACTATCAGCATCTTGTGATGATAATAGATGGTTAGCATTAGTGCATCCAGAAGATGAAGAGATCATATTCCAACATCTTGAAATAGATAATAATAACTCAGATGAAAAAGATAACGTTTGACCCGATTAAACATGCGTATTTAACAGAAGATCAGAAAGAGTATTTAAGTGTAACTAAATTAATCAGTAAGTATAAAGTACCTTTTGACCCAGAGTTGGCTGCACGAAAAGCTTCTCGCAATAAAAAAAGTAAGTGGTTTGGATTATCAGTAGAAGAGATTCAAAAAGCCTGGGCTGATGAATCTACTAGAAGTACTACGTTGGGAACATGGTATCATAATCAACGAGAGGCAGATTTATTAGAATGCAAAACAGTATCTTATAATGATACATTGCTTCCTATATATAGTCCTGTCTATGATGACAATGGTATCAAGATTGCTGGTGAACAAAAGCTTACAGATGGAATTTATCCTGAGCATTTTTTATATCTGGCATCTGCAGGAATTGCAGGGCAAAGTGATAGAATTACAATTGCCAATGGTAAAGTGGACATCCTTGATTACAAAACCAACAAAGAGATCAAGACTCAAGGATTCAAAAACTATGAGGGTATAACACAAAAAATGTTATTTCCACTAAACCATCTGGATGATTGTAATATGAATCATTATGCTCTGCAATTATCTGTTTATATGTACATTATTTTAAAGCATAATCCGAATTTCATGGCAGGAGATCTGATTCTTCAACATATTATATTTGAAGAAGAATTTGATAAAAATCCCTATGGATATCCTATTTACAGGAAAGATGAGAGTGGTAATCCAATTGTAAAGGAAGTAATTCCCTATAAGGTTCCATATCTTAAAGATGAAGTAATCACATTATTAGAACATTATAAATCAACAAAATGAAAGTAAAAGGAAAACGTGTTTTGGTTAAAAGACCAATCATTGAAAAATCAGCAATTGAGCTTACCCCTGAAGCACAAGAAGATATGCTCAAAAGGTCATTTGAAAAATGGACACGCCTAGAAGTATACGCTATAGGTGAAGAAGTTGTAGGTATTTATCCTGGTGATAAGGTCATGTTGACTAAATCTGCAATTGAAGGATCTGAAGTTGTAACTGTAGAAGATCAGTCTTGTTTGGTTATTAACGAAAGCAGCATCATGATTGTATGGTAAGAATATTTGACATAGCTAATGGGGTAGTGGTTCCTTCTGAACACTGTTATACTCTTAAAGATTTAAAAGCTGTAATGGAGGCATATCCTAATGGCTATGTCAATGCTTATGCTTACATCTTTTATATGACATGCCCCAATCCAGAATTAAATCCTTTCTTTGATGTGGTTGAACATGAAAAAGAAGATTTAATTTTACGACAACTTACTGTAGATTTTTCTACAGAAGATGAAGTAATAATTAATGCTATATCCTTCTGTAAAAAAATGTATGAAACACCTACTCTTAGATCTTACATGGGAATTAAAAAGATGTTAGATCGTCTTGCTAAATACATGGAAGATGCTCCAATCGAGGGTGGACGTAATGGAAATATTGGAGATCTAGTAAATACTGCAGCTAAGTTTGAACAGATTCGCGTATCATTCAAAGGTGCATATAAAGATTTAATGGAAGAACAACAATCCTCTGTTCGCGGAGGTCAACAACTTGCATATGACCAATAAAGAATGTTTGTATGACTGGTTATTTCATTATAACCACTACACAGGAATGTGGGCAGCATTTAAAAGAGAAGATTCTAACACTTATTTTTCAGATTCAGAATCTCCTCAATTAAGTGTATATAAGTCCACTGATATTAAAACATTGATTGATATTCTAATCAAGTTCAATTGTAACATGAAGGATATTGATAATCTCTAATGGATATTTTTATAAAGATACCCACATATGATGATGATACTAAGTTATGGACTTATACAGAGTTCACGACAAGGGAAGACTTTGTCATATTCCTTAAAGGATTGTTTAAAGAACCAGGGAAATACGAGTTTAACGAAACTTCCTATAAGTTCAATGAACAAGCAAGATTTTTTACTAAGAACAGATTTTACTGCGCTGCTCCTCCACGATCCAAAGACTATGTCTTGTACTGGGATACTGAGAAAGAGAAATGCAGAATGGGAGTCATTTTCAAATCAGGAAAAAACACATGGTATCTCACACGAGATTATTACATGTGGCTCAACTTTCTTCCAATCTATAACAAAGAGATTGCGAGGTTTGGTTTCCCAGATGTTAGAGATGCTCAATATCATTTAGCATTATATGAGGACATTGCTAAGTATAGCTATAAACATGTAGCACTTTTAAAGAAACGTCAGATTGCATCATCGTATTACCATGCTGCAAAAATGATTAATGGTTTCTGGTTTGAAGAAGGTTGGATTAATAAAATTGCAGCCTCACTAAAAGACTACATCAATGAGAAAGGAACCTGGCGTTTTTTAGATGAGTATCGCAACTTTCTTAATACCCATACAGCATGGTATAGACCATGTCAACCTGATAAGACATTTAACTGGGAACAGAAAATTGAAACTGTTCAAGGTGGTAGAAAAAAAGATGTTGGTCTTAAATCAGTAATGATTGGGATCACACTTGAAAAAGATCCCACTAATGGCGTAGGTGGTCCTTGTTCTTTTTTCTTTCATGAAGAAGCAGGTATTGCACCTCGCATGAATGAAACTTTGGAATATCTACTTCCTTCTCTTAAATCTGGTATGATCTATACTGGAATGTTTGTAGCTGCAGGATCTGTGGGTGATCTGGACCAATGTGAACCTTTACGAGATATTATCTACAATCCAGACTCTAAAGATGTTTTGGCAGTAGAAACAAATCTTATGGATGAAAATGGTCAGATAGGAATGTGTGGATTGTTCATTCCTGAACAATGGTCAATGATTCCATGCATTGATCAATATGGAAATTCGCTAGTAGAACAGGCGCTTGACATGATTATGGAAGAGAGAAAGATTTGGAAGAAGTCAATGAAAGCCAATGACTATCAATTGCGTATTTCTCAGAAACCTACAAACATTCAAGAGGCATTTGCATTTAGAAAAACATCTGTTTGGCCTTTGCATTTAATTACTAAGCAATTACGAAAAATAGAAGATAAAGAATATTTCTGTGAAGCAATTGATTTAGAATATGATGCTCAAGGTAAAATAGAAGCAAAACCTACAAAGAAACTTCCTATTATGGAGTTTCCTATTTCTCCAAAAACTGAAGATAAAGAAGGAGCTATTCTTTGCTGGGAAAGACCCATTAAAGATGTTCCCTTTGGAACTTATTATGCTTCTATTGACCCTGTAGGTGAAGGTAAAACTACAACTTCAGAATCTTTATGTAGCATCTTTATTTATAAAACTCAATTACAAATTACTAAACGAAAAGCAGATGGATCAATTGAAAACTCAATTGAATCAGATAAAATAGTGGCATCATGGTGTGGAAGATTTGATGATCTAACTAAAACTCATGAGCGATTAGAAAAACTAATAGAATGGTATGGTGCCTGGACAATAGTAGAAAACAATATTTCTTTGTTCATTCAGCATATGATATTCAAGAAAAAACAAAAGTATTTAGTTCCAAAAGGACAAATTCTTTTCTTGAAAGATATAGGATCTAACAGCAACGTGTTTCAAGAATATGGTTGGAAAAACACAGGATCTCTATTTAAATCTCATTTGTTGTCTTATGGTATTAACTTTTTAACTGAAGAGTTAGATCATGAAACAAAAGAAAACGGAGATGTAGTTAAAACAACATATGGGATAGAGAGAATATTTGATCCTATCCTGCTAAAAGAAATGCAACAATATAGAGAAGGACTTAACGTCGATAGACTAGTAGCATATTGTGCTTTAGTAGCTTTTGCCAAGGTACAACAAAGTAATAGAGGAATACCACATAAAGTTGAAACAGAACAAAATGCATCTGGAAATTCGCAAAAGTCCTCAAATTTGACTAAATTAAGTATGAGTCCATTTCGTAATATAGGGAGATCTCATGTGAAAACATCACAGCGTCTTCCAAGACAAGCATTTAGAAATCTAAAATAATTAAGCTATGCCATTAGTAATCAACGCAATGCAAGCTAAAAGCGGTGTAAAAAGTGATTACACCAGGATGGGAACTCTTACACAACCCATCCAATTTTTGCCTAAAGACCAAAAAGATGAGGCTTGGGGTTGTTGGAATATGGACTGGTTTGAAATGGAGGGTCTTCGTCAAATCAGACGTAATGCTAGAAAACTACTCAAGAATTATAAACTTGCTAACAGCATTATTGATAAGACAGATTACATTGTTGAAGAAGACAATGAATATGGAGATCTGATTGATATCCTTACTAAGGAAGATGCATCTGCTTTAGAGCTTAAATTTTTTCCCATCATTCCTAATGTAGTGAATGTATTGGTTGGAGAATTTGCTAAACGTACTGATAAAGTTCAATATGTAGCGACAGATCAAGCTAGTTATAATGAAATGCTTGAACATAAACGTGCTGATATTGAACAAGTTATAGTACAGCAAGCTGAAATGGAGCTGGCAATGCAGATGATTCAGCAAGGTGCTGATCCAGATTCAGAGCAATTTAAAAAAGCGTTATCTCCTGAAAATCTAAAAACTCTACCTCAAATTGAGGAGTTCTATCGTAAAGATTATAGATCTCTTGTAGAGCAATGGGCAGATCACCAACATCATGCTGATTATGAGCGTTTCAAGATTAAAGAACTTGAAATACGTGCATTTAGAGATATGCTTATTGGAGATAGAGAGTTCTGGCATTTTAGAATGGACGAAGACGATTATGAATTAGAACTATGGAATCCTATTCTCACATTCTATCATAAATCGCCAGATGTACGCTATATTTCTCAAGGCAATTTTGTAGGTAAAATTGAACTCCATACTGTATCAGATATTCTGGACAGATATGGTTATATGATGGATGATGAACAACTTAGATCACTTGAAAGTATCTACCCTAAAAAAGCTGCAGGTTATCCTATCCAGGGGTATCAAAATGATGGTACTTATTATGATGGTACCCGTAGCTATCAGTGGAATACTAGCTCTCCTTCTCTTGGTTTTAGGCAGTTTACTAGTGTTAATGATTACTTCCTGGCTGCTGGGGATGATATTATCACGCGGATTCTCAATGAATCAGAAGACCTCTCAGACTTTGGAACGTACCAACTGCTTAGAGTAACCACTGTTTATTGGAAGTCTCAGCGTATGGTGGGTCATCTTACTAAGATTGATCCTGAAACAGGAATGAAATTATATGAAGTAGTTTCTGAAGATTATGTAATAACAGTTCCTCCTGTTTATGATACTAAAGTCATTAAGAATAAAAATGCAGAGACACTTGTACAAGGTGAACATATAGATTGGATATGGATTAATCAGGTATGGGGTGGTTTAAAGATTGGACCTAATAGACCTTCTTTTTATGGTAATTCTGATTATATGGGTCTACAACCAATCTATTTGAATATCAAACCTATTAAGTTTCAATTTAAGGGTGACTACACTCTTTATGGTTGCAAACTTCCTGTGGAAGGTTCTGTATTTACAGATCGTAACTCTCGTTCTGTTTCTTTGGTAGATAAAATGAAACCTTTCCAAGTTGGATATAACTTGGTCAACAATCAGATTTCGGATATTCTTATTGATGAATTAGGTACAGTAATTATGTTAGATCATAATGCTCTACCAAAACATTCAGCTGGAGAAGACTGGGGTAAGAATAACTATGCAAAGGCATATGTTGCAATGAAAAACTTCCAGATACTTCCTCTTGACACAAGTATTTCAAATACAGAGAATGCCCTTGCATTTAATCATTATCAAGTATTAAATCTTGAACAGACTCAACGTCTTATGACAAGAGTACAGTTAGCTAATTACTTTAAGCAACAAGCTTATGAAGTAATTGGGGTTACTCCTCAGCGTATGGGACAAGTTGAATCTCAAGAAACAGCTACTGGAGTAGAGCAAGCAATCAATGCTTCCTATTCACAAACAGAAATGTATTTTGTACAACATTCAGAACATTTGATGCCTCGCGTACATCAAATGCGTACAGATCTAGCTCAATTCTATAATTCACGTAGACCTTCTGTAAGATTGTCTTATATGACATCTTTAGATGAAAAAGTAAATTTTGAATTGAATGGTACAGAACTATTATCAAAAGAACTCAATGTATTTGTATCTACTAAGATCAATCATAAACAGGTTCTTGAACAAATGAAACAACTTGCTATTCAGAATAATACAGCAGGTGCTTCACTGTATGACCTGGGTTCTGTAATGAAATCTGAAAGCATGGCTGAGCTTAGCAGTGCTCTCAAAGCAATTGAACAGAAAACTCAAGCTCAAGTTCAACAACAACAGCAGCATGAAATGGAAATGCAACAGTTGCAACAACAAGCTGAGCAAGCTGCTCTTGAAGCTAAACAGAAATTTGAAGCTGAGCAAGCAATGTTGGATAGACAACGTGATATAGAAGTGGCAGAAATCAAAGGCGCTGGCTATCAAACTGGCGATAAAAACATGAATCAGCAAAGTGACTATCTTGATTCTCTGGAGTATCTGGATAAAAAACGCCAGCAAGACGACCTCATTAATCTTAAACGTGAAAGCGAAATTAACAAGAACAATAGAGAATCTGAGAAAATGAGTTTGCAGCAACAAGAAATTAATGCTCGTCAGGAAATTGCTAACAAACAACTCGAAATTGCACGTACTAACAAAAACAAATACGACAATAAGAGCAAGAAAAAATAAATAGCGTTATAGTCCCATAAATATAAAATAATTTTTGGGATGATAACCTTTTAAAGTTTATTATTGCGTATATTATAGTAAGGAACAAACACAAAACCAACAACATATGAGTTCCAACCAAATCGACCCACCAGTAAACGTGGATGAGTTCTTGCCAATGCCAGGTGCTGAAGATATTCTTACATCTCCAGAAACTACTAAAACAACAGTCTTTTCAAAACATAAACCTTTGGATACCAACTTCTTAGAAGAAGAAGATCCAAAGAAAGAAGAAAAAAAGACAACAGACGAAGAAGAGAATCCTAAGATTGATGTAGCAGCAGCTAATGAGGTAATTGATACAATTATTGAAGAAGAGCCTGATACAAAAACTCCTAGAGCAAAAATTGACAAGTCTGGTTTAGTAGAGACTTTCTCAAAGCTTATTGATGAAGGAATGATAATTCCTTTTGAAGATGAGAAACCACTTGAAGAGTATTCCATGAAAGATTGGAAAGAGTTGCTTCAAGCAAACTTTGAAGAAAGAGAAAATAAAGTAAAGCAGGAAGTTCCTGCATCGTTCTTTGAATCATTACCTAAAGAGTTGCAATATGCAGCAAAGTATGTAATGGATGGTGGTCAAGATATTAAAGGACTATTCAGAGCTCTTTCTCATGTAGAGGAAGTGCGTCAACTAGATCCTGCAAATGACAATGACCAAGAGTTAATAGCTCGACAATATCTCCAAGCTACCAATTTTGGTACTGCAGATGAGATTGAAGAAGAAATTACTACTTGGAAAGATCTTGGCACACTGTCTAAAAAAGCTGCTCAATTTAAACCTAAGCTGGATAAAATGCAGCAGGAAGTAGTTGAGTATCAATTACAACAACAAGAGGCATATAAACAACAACAACAAGAGGCTGCTCAGCAGTTCATGGATAATGTTTACAACACCTTGAAAGATGGTAATCTTAACGGTGTTAAGATGGATAAAAAAATCCAAGCATTCTTATTCACTGAATTGACACAACCAAAATATCAATCATTGCAAGGACGAAATACTAATTTGTTAGGTCATTTGCTTGAAAGATATCAATTTGTTGAACCACGTTATGATCTAATTGCAGAAGCATTGTGGTTGTTAGCTGATCCAGAAAGTTATAAAAAAAGTATTCAAACTGTTGCTAAAAATGAACAAGTGGCAGAAACAGTAAGAAAACTCAAAACAGAAGAAGGACGCAGAATTGCTACAACTACAACTGAAGAAGAAGAACAACGTCCAGCTAGAAGAACTATACCAAGACAAAAAAATATATTCCAACGATAATACTTACTAAACACAACTAACTAATTATGGCAACACCAGTTTTAAACAATGGTCTATTTCTACGCGATACTCAGTACCAAGCGAGTTCACACGTAGATTCATACCACCTTGTGAACATGATGAGAGGTACTGAGCCCATGGATATGGGTCCTGTTGATCTCTGGGCAATGGCACAAAAAGTAGAGATGCCTCTCTATCAGATGGCATCTTTTGGTGGTAAAAACACAATTCTTGTAGATAACCCACGTGGTGAGTACAAGTGGCAAACTCCTGTGGTTCAGGATCTTCCTTACATTGTAGAAGATCTCGAATCTGGTTCTGTAGGTGCTGATGGCGTGACCTTTAAAATTAAGCTGAATAAGCGAATTTTTGGTCATGGTGACATCATTACTTATGACAAGTACAATGGTATGGAATTGTACATCACTGCCGATGATATCATCCCTGCTGGCGATGGTTTTATCTACACTGTGCAGTTGGTGAACAATGACAATACTGCAACTCTCTCTGACGTTTATCGTGAGCCTGGAACTAAATTCTTCAGAAAAGGTTCTGCTCGTGGTGAATATGGTGAGCGTTTCTCTGATATCTCTGTACAAACTGGATTCCGTGAATACTACAATTATGTAGGGGGTGCTGAAGCACACGTTCACTATTCTATTTCTTCTCGTGCAGAGTTGATGATGAAAGGTGGTATCAACGCAGATGGTACAGTTCCTGTAACTGAAATCTGGCGTATGTTCGATAAGCAGTTGGATCCTTCTATTACTTCTCTTGAAACTATGGTTTCAAAGATGGGTAAAGAGTATGTAAAACGTGCTTATGACAATGGTACTCTTACTCGTTCATTTGTAACAGCACTTGAAGCAGCTCACCTTAGCAAAATTGCAACAGATATTGAAACCTATCTGATGTGGGGACAAGGTGGACGCATTAAGCAAGATGGTCCAGATGATATTCGTTTGTCAGTGGGTCTCTGGAGACAATTGGATAATGCCTATAAGCGTATTTATAACAAGGGTCAATTCTCTCTTGAATTGTTCCGCGCTGAAATCTTCAACTTCTACAATGGTAAAGTTGAATTTAAAGGTCCAGATCCTAAGCGTCAGCTGATTGTTCAAACTGGTATGGGTGGTATGAAAATGGTTAATGAAGCCATTAAGCGTGAAGCTATCTCTGCTGGTCTTGTAATTAACGCTGGTCCTGGTGGTAATGGTATTGGAGCAATCACTGGTCAAGGCATGGACTTGAACTTTGGATTCGCATTCACAAGCTATACTATTCCATTCTTGGCTAACGTGAAATTTGTTCTTAACCCAGCATTTGATAACGTACATACAAATGATATTGAAAACCCGATGATTGATGGTTATCCTCTGTCATCCTATAACTTCATTATCTTTGATATCACTGATAATACCAATGATAACATCTTCCTTTTGAAGTTGTCTTGGGACAATCAGCTGAAATGGTGGTATCAAAATGGAACAATGGACTACATGGGTCGTAGCCAAGGTTTCCAATCTAATGGTCAGTTTAATGGTTATCGAGTTTATATGACTCAAACTATGCCTGCAATCTGGGTAAAGGATCCAACCAAAGTTTTGAAAATTGTAATGCGCAACCCAATCACTGGTGGCTCATTCTAATCAGTGTTGACAATCATAAGGGAGAGCCTAAAAACTCTCCCTTATTTTTGTAATTTTACAATATAAAATAACCATGGAACATATTCTACCTAAATCTCCTAACCCTTATGTTAAAAATGATGCTGATGCAACACCTGCTGTATTAGGTCATCTAAACTACATTATTGATAATTTGATTCCTTATAAAAGTTATGTAGCATTGATTTCACAAGTAGGTACTAGTGCTCCAACAGCTATTGTATTGGAAAATACACTGGGAGATGATGTAGTTTTCTCTTATAATAATGTAGGAGATTATAGTTGTGAGTCAGGAGCTGGTATATTTGTAGATGGTAAAACTGTAGTATTTATGGGAGGTCCTTATGAAGGGGCAACTAATAATATAATTGCTAGTGCTGTTTTTCGTGCAGATATAAGCAATACTGTCATAATCAATACTGCAGTAGCATCTACAGGTGTAGCTATCAATGATGAACTTGTTAATACACCACTCGAAATTCGAGTATATAAATAAGAATTAAAAACCAACAAAACCAACATTATGAGTATTACTCTTGTAGAAACAAACCCCGTTGCAAAACAGTACAATAGTACTATTGCAATTAGACCTTATGTTGACACTTCACGTGAAAATATGGGGCTAGAAAAGTATGAACTTGCATTATTTGATGGTATTTTTCATGAAGAGCAACTTGCTTGTCTTGAGATAAATGGCATCAAAAGATATGTCACAGGTCTGAATGAATTTGCACCTGAAGTAAAAAGACTTCCAGCTACAGAAAGAGAAGCTGTTATTCGTGATATACGACAAACAGTTTCTCAATTAGAAGCAGAACTTGCTGCAAATTTTGTTGATCCAGATGATAAAGAATTCTGGAATAAAATCAAACTTCTGCGACCTGATAATGACGAGTTCTGGGGTAAGATCGCAATACGAGTTAGTAATGATCCTGTATATTTGAATCCACAAGATCCACATGATCTTATTAAGTTGCGAGCTATTGAGGCTGGTGGTTTTAGTATTATTGCCAAAAATCTTGAAGCTGCTCGTAAGAGTAATGTAGCTTATAAGTTTTATCTTGATAAGTACGAGGAAACAGCCTCTATTAAAACAGAGGTTAAGAAGATTAGAAATAAAGCACTTGCAGAACTTGAGAAGTTGGCTAACAAAAATGTCAATAAACTCATGTATGTATGTAAAGTAATTGATCCTAATTCGCCTCAGTATAAAAAGTCTACACCTACAGATGTCATGTATGATAACATGGACAAATACATCAATGGTGAGACTGTTGACAATGATAAGCGTAAAACAGCACAAAGATTCCTTGATATTTCAAGTCTTGATATGGAAACTCTTAAGATAAGAGCTATCATTAAAGACTCTGCTTACTATAAACTTGTTGTTACTCGTGGCGATGGATTTATTTACCATGCTTCAAGTAATACAATGCTTGGTAAAAATCCAACAGAAATTGCTGAGTATTTGAAAAATCCTCTTCATGAAGACATTCTTGTAAGTCTTACTAAAGGAGTAGAAAAATACTGGAATAACTAATGACAAACGCAGAACTGCAAATAAAGATTAAAGAAAGGCTGAATAAGCTTGCTTCTATGGATTATGACAACCTTGAGTGTTGGCAAATTGTAGAGGCGTTTAATAAAGCCCAGCTTGAATGGTTTCGTCGTCAAATTGGTGGCATGAACCTAGAACATCATGGCGATGGATCTAGCAAACTAAATTATGATGATACCCAAAAAATGGTAAAGACAGTTCCATTAATAGGTATCAATTATTCTGATAGTTTTGTTAGTGAATCTCATCCAGGTGACTATCTTTATTATAGTTCAATGTTTGTTATGGGCAAAAATAGTTGCTGCCCAGAACGAAACATTATTGTTTACATGGTTGACAAAGCAGATTTATATGTCATTCTAAGAGATGCTAATAAAAAGCCTAGCTTTGAATGGGGTGAAACTGTGGCAATCATGGCTGATGATAAGTTCACAATCTACACAAATGGAGAGTTTGAGGTTACTTCTCTAGATCTTACCTATTATAGAAAACCTATTCCTGTTTCATTTGGAGGTTGTATAGATATCACAACAGGTCAAGCAACAATTGATGTTCCTTGTGAATTTAAAGATGACATTGCAGAAATTATAGTAGACAATGCTGTTGCCATCTTAGCAGCTGATATTGAATCATTTAACCAATACACTAGGGCTACTAACTCTGCTAATCAAAACACATAATGGACTCTCCTATCTTTAAAAGAACTCTAAAAACTTCAGCTTCTCCTATGCCCACAGAGAATACTGGAGGTCCTATTGCCAAACTTGGCTTTGAACTTCTCAATGGTGTAACTAAAGTGCATATTGCTCACCTACGCGTACAGGGTGAAGGATCATTTGCAGCTCACTCTGCAATGGGTGGATTTTATGATGAAGTAGGAGATCTTGCTGATAGTCTGATTGAGCAGTACCAAGGTGCTACTGAACAGATTATTGACTATCCTACCTCTGTAGAACTACCTATTATGAGTAGTGTGGATGAGTGTCTTGCCTATTTGCGTAAGGTATATGACATGTGCACAACAGCTCAGAGTGTGTGCAAGTACTCAGAAATCATCAATACTATTGATGAAATTAAGTCATTGATTAACAGTACTAAATATAAATTACTGTTCTTGCGCTAAAAATTTGGAGATTTGAAAAGAATCTCTTATATTATAGTATATTGTTTATAACCCCTTAACACAAAAACAAAATGGCTTATTTTAATCATGCGTTCCAAAAACTAATGCTTGGAACAAATCCTACTGCTGTAGGAACAATTTATGATGCTGGTGGTTGGTACATCGGCAACCAAGGTGCAGTTCGCACTGCTCAAATTTCACCTGGTACTTTTGCAGCTGTAACTGCAGGTCTTGGTAATGGCTCTATTGGAGCTAACGTAGTACTTGATGGTAATGCTGCTGTACCAAGTCTTGCAGCTGTTCCTCAAATCTATTTGGCTCAAGGTTCGATTAACACCAAAGACAAATTGGGTCCCTATGCTGGTGGTTATCAAGAGTCAGTTAAATCTAAAGGAATCAATCCACGTTATGTAACTAAGTTTTACAAACAGACTCCTATTAGTGCTGCTCCTGAGATTGTAACAGTTTCAATGTGTAACTGGCCTTCAATTGCTCCTCAGTGTGGTACATCTTACTATCTGCGTCTGGATGTTAAAGGTTCTCCAGCACTTCGTTTCTTGAGCCACAACTTGTACAAAGTATATGGTTCTACTAATGTATGTTGCCCTGTAGATCCTACTGCGTCTACTGATATTGATCCTATGTATGTTCTTACATCTTGGGCGTATCAGATTGTACGTGATCCATTGATGACTCAATTTGTAGATCCTACTATCACCTTTACTCAGGGTGGAGCTCAAACTTTTGATGTACGTGCATGGTATGCAGCTAATCCTACATTGCTTGATACAGATCTGTATGCAGCAGTTGTAGCAGCAACCTGGAATGCATCAACTTCTACATATCCAGCTCTTGTAATTACTGGTGCATATGTAGATACTCAATTTGGTACTTGCTCATTCCATCCTCAAGATTTTTATGAGCTTGCTCCAGTTAAATTGTATCCATCAATTACTGATCAAAATGGTGATCCATGTGTAAGTCAAATCTTCTGCCCAACTGATGGTGTAACCACACCTAAAACTCAACTGGGTCAACAAGGTTCTAACTATGGTCAGCGTTACATTCGTGACTTGATTTTGTTCCGTCGTTATTTGCAAGAGAATTATGTGTATGATCCACGTCTGCGTGAAGTGATGGATCAGGATGTAATCACTAATTCTGGTCTTGGATTTAACACGCAGTATGTAGAGTATGGTATCCTTCATAGTGTACCTCGTTTCAATAACCCAACTGGTGTATTTGATAATGATCAATACCTGATCACTATTGTTGCACCAGCTGCTTCTACAGCATTTGAAACATGGATGGGAGGCTATATTGCTCTTGGTGGAAATGGTGTAACTCTGGAAACTTACTAATCTAATTAGTTAATTCCTCAAGGGAGAGTGAGAGTTTGTTACTCTCCTCTCCCTTTTTTTATGGAAAAAATTCGTAAATTATACTAAGAGCATTATGGCAACTAGACACCAATTATCTTTAAATATAGTTGATGGATGTAATCCTACCAACTTTACAATCATAGACACTAGCAGTTTTGCTAATGCTCCTTTGACTTGTCCCACTCTATCTATAACAGTCCCAGGATATGGGGGTCCTATTTACTTTAGCCAGGGTACAAATCCTGATCCTAATCAAAGTACAACAGATGTTTATTATCCGTTAATTACTAATCCAACTCCTTATGTTGGAAATCCTAAATTTGTAATTACAGTGGATAATATTTTTTTACATATTCAATCTCAAGGTGACACTCTTGCTGCATTGCCTGATGGATTATGGACAATTGGCTATTGTATAGCTCCTTGTACTACATTGAAGGTAGAATATTATTATCTTCGTACTACAGCTGCTTTAAATCAATATGCCTCTCTTCTTTGCAAACTAAGACTTGGTAATTGTCTTCCTAGTAAAGAAACAGAAGATATGATTAATCAGCTGCATATTATTAAGATGTACCTTGATGCAGCAAAAGCTAAAGTTGAAGTATGTCATGCCCCTAAAGAAGGACAAGCTCTTTATGAATATGCTGTAAAGCTTATGGCAAATTGGGAAAGAACTTGTTGTTCAACTTGTTAACCATTTAAAACCAACATATTATGAGTAGAATTTCCTGTCCAAATTGTAACATTCCTTGCACTGGATGTGCAGGAGCACGTCTTACTGTAGCATCAGATGGTACAAGATGTTGTACTAAATGTTTGCCTTCAGTTGAACAAAAAATTAAAGCCCGTCAATTAGACAAAAACAAAAAATGAGCTGCACTATAACTCCAGATATGTCTCCTGCTGAAAAGATTGATATCATGATAGGCAATGAGGCAATGAATAGATACAGAAATGATGAATATGGTATGAATACCTGTAAAATAGGATATGACTATATGTATCTGGCGGATCTTAAATTTTTACTGGAGATGACTAGCTGTATTCAAAGTACATGTTATTGTTACTGTAATTGTTCAAATGAACAAGTTATTGAGAAAATCAATACTCTATGAAACCATTAGGTCCTGTAGTTAATAATACTCCTAAATCCTGCGACGATATAACAACAAGTTGTGTTATATGGGATGGACCTAATATTTCTATAGAATGTCTTGGAGTACAGATATATCAAGGTCAAAGTATTAATCCTATTCTTTATAACTCTGTAAAAAATCTATGTGATATCCTTGATAAGATCAACATGGATGAGTTAAATATTACATGCTTAGGAGATTTAATTAATACTTCGAGATCAATCAATGATGTATTCAATATTATAGCAAGTAAGTTATGTGAGGATAATGATCGACTTTCTAAATTAGAAAACGATATCACAGAAATTTATACAGCACGATTGCCTTATTGTCTACAGTTGTTTAATGATCAATTAACAATTACTAGACTAACATTACCAGAATACTATCAAAAACTTGCTGCTCAGATATGTCTATACTTGATAGACATTGATGGTTTAAATTCACATTTAGCTATAATTCAAATAGATATTGATTTAATTGAACAAGAGATTATAGCTTTATGTGGTGCAACAACAGCGCTAGTTCAACCTATTTGTACAAATAATGCTGTATTAAATCCAAGTAATGATCCTGTTACTGTAGATAAAGCACTTGCTTGGTTGGAAAGTTCCTTTTGTGATTTTCAAAATTATATAGGAACTCATCCAGAATTACTTGCTGCAATAGCAAAAGATTGTCCAAATCTTGATAGTTCACAAATGCTTTGTAATACAGGCGCAATGAATACGATTTATGGATGGAAAACTAATCCATCTACTGTAGCAGATAGCATTAATAATCTGTGGCTTACAATATGTGATTTAAGAACAGCAATAGTAAATGTTCAAACTAATTGTTGCCCATAATTAAGAACTCATGCAACCTATTAAATCAAATATAACTTCAACTGGTAAATGCTTAAATCCAGTTTCTACTAAATGTGTAACATGGGATGGTCCTGATATTACATGTTTAGATGGAACTACTTTATGCAAAGGTCAGAGTATCGAAACTAGTTTATATACGTTAGCAACTAAGCTATGCGATATCTATAAAGCATTAAGCCTTGAAGATATTGATACTTGTATTAATGGAATCAATGATGGATCTTCTATCAGCATAGGTCCCAATTCTAGTATAAAAGAAGTTTTTTCTGCAATTATTAAAAAAGTATGTACTCTTAATACAAGGGTTGAATCTTTAGAATCAAATCCTTGTGCTGAGCAGATTGCACTTGTACCTGAATGCTTAAGAACACAAGCTGCACTTTATCCAAATTATAATTCTACAACTTATACTCTTCCTTTACAGTATTATGCAGAGTTAGTAGCTAATGTTGTATGTGGAATTTTAATTGACATTACAGCTCTTAATTCTTCTGTTGCAAATCTTGATAAACAGATAAGTGATTTGTGGACAGCATTATCTACCTGCAGTAATTCAACGCCTGCCAAAGTATTACCAACTTGTACATATAACTTTGCACTAAGTCCTGATGGTGGACCTGTAACTGTTCAAACTGCATATAGCTGGTTAGAAGCTGACTACTGTACTCTTAAATCTGCAATTGGTACTGCTGATGATATTGCCAATGCTGTAAATAAACAATGCACAGGTTTAGCTAATGCAGATCGACTATCATCTGGAGGAACCATGTCTGGATTATCAGGATGGATTGATACTCCAACAACTGTCGCAGATACATTAACCAATCTTTGGTTAACAGTATGTGATATGCGCAGTGCAGTAAGTTATATTTTAAGTACTTGCTGCAAAACTTTATGTAGTTATCTTGAGGTAGGTTATAAACTAGAATGGGATACTGATGGTACATATGTGGATGTATCATTTATAAATCCAGCAAGTCCTACTATTTATACTTCAGCCAGTGTTCCTCCATATGCAGATTGGATTGCAAATGGTACAGCATTGCCAGTTTGGGCTACAACACAGTATCCTGATGCTAACCAAACTAATGTAATTATTACAGTTAGTGATGGTAATATGACAGTAACCCTTGATACTGGTCATATTTTAAATTATTGGACAGCAAATCCAACACAATATAGAATTGATTTTACAGATCCAGCATTTAGTGGTTATGACAAAACATCATTAAATCAATCTATCAATATTTATTTTGAATTTAGATCTACAGTTGGTACTGATGTAATGGATTGTACTCATGATCAAACTGATAGTTTTTCATATGAGTGTTTTGCACCTTCAGTATATCCTTGTGATGTGACAATTAACAGTTCCACAGGAACAGATATGACTATTAAAGTATCAAGTTTATATGATACTGCTGTACAAAGTCTTACTACTGGTGCTACAGTTAATACATTAGAAGATACTACTCAGTCCTGGACAGTTAATGCTTACACTGGATTAAAAGTTTACATCTATGATGGAACAGGACAAGGTCAGTGTCGTGATATTTTATCAAATACAGCAACAGAACTTACAGTAGATACTAACTGGGATGTAACACCTGATACAACTAGTGTGTATCAAATTATGAGTACTGTATATTCTTATCCATTTGCACCGCCTTCTGTTCAGAGTTTTTCAGTATATGTGGTTAATGTAACTAGTACATTTGACATTAATTCACAATCTACGTGGTCTATTGTGTATGCTTCACCTAGTCCAATTCCTTTAGCAACAATATGCACTGGTTCTGGTTATCTAATTGCATCAGGATTGCTTATAGCAAACACGCAATATCATGTAGTATTAGTTGCTAATTATACATGTGGTGCTTCAGTACCTGTTTACATTGACACTTATAATCCAATAAGCGCTAGTGTATCAATACAACAAGGCACTCCAGAAGAACCTGTAAGTAATGTATTCGCATCAATTAATACTACAGTTGATAATGTATTAAGTAATGGATCTAGTCTTGCAGATAAAACTGCTACTTTAACTGTTCCAGCTAAATATGCATTAGCTTTACCTACGACTGGTACTACGCAAATGGTATTAACACCTCAATTAGCACAATGGGTATTTAATCAATTTACTACCCCTAAAGCATTTTGCTATTGTGGTATTAATACTGATCCACAAGCTGTAATTCCACCATCTAATATACCAGCTAGGGATCAAGTTTTGGGTCAGTATAGAGGATATGATGTTGAGTTATTTTTGATAGATTCTAACAATAATTATGTTCCTGTTCTAGATTCATTAAGTGTTCCATATAAGACAGATACACTTAATGATTATGCATTAACTTTCTCAGGTAATACTCCAGGTTCCCCTATTACATTAGATGTTCCTTCAACTTACGCACAAAGTACTTATCCTGTTATTGTAAGATACAATCCTACACCATACGCTGTAAATACAGGTGCTACGTATCATACAATTACATTTGCTGATTATTTGTGGAGCATTGATAATAATTCTGTTAACGGAGATGTTGTTGTTAAAATTGATATTAGAGTAAAACAATGGGATTCTGCTACCAGTACTTATGTTAATTATAGTACACCAAAAGTGATTAATCTTACTCTTACGCAAACAGTTGCTGCTGGTAATGATTATTCACAAACAGCAACACCAGGTACAACTCTTCAGTGCGCATATGGAGATGCTCTTTATGTAACAATAGAAGCATGTTATTCTCCTATATGTGGCACTGTTCCAAAAGCAGATTTTGTATATGCTAAAGGAAGTATTGACATTACACCTGATCCTGCTTCTAAGTTTTCTTGTAATAATCCTACAACACAAACAAATTCAACACCTTTGACAACAGTTGATACAACAACTAATAGACTTGTTGCAACAGCTGTAATAACAGAAGATTATTTTGTGTCTCTTCCATTAATTGAATATAAACTTACATAAATTATAAACTGCAATGAATACTAACTGCCAACCTTGCAATACAACTCCTACTGTACCTGTATCTTCACCTCCTACTTGTCCAACGACAGCATGTGACGAATACGTATCAACAGATTGTATTGTCAGTTCTATTAGTGGAGGATGTGCTAGTGAGTTTTATCAATATGATCCTAGTACAGGAGGATTGGTAACTGACACCAATGGTAATCCTTTATCACAAAATCCTGTTGTACCTCTAGGATATCAATTTGATGCACAAGATTCAATGACTAGTATTTTGTCAGCGATGAGTGCAATTCAAAATTGTATGTTTAATCCGAATTATATTGCAGGAATGCTGCAAGTAATTCAGGCAAATCCTACTCATCCTGTTGCACAAATATTCTGTAATCTGGCATGTAACTGTAGTTGTGATAGTACATGTCCTCTTTCTGTAGTTGAAACTATAGCAATGGATCCTACATATGTTACAGATACAGGATTTCAGATTGCTTTTACAGGAGTAAAAGACTATCTATATCTTATAGAGATATCAGATAGTAATGCTATTACACCAACAGTTTATCATTATAGTTATACTATACCTCCTGTAACTGCTACTCCAACAGGAACTGTTATTTTCAATACAAATCAACTTTTAGATTCAAATAATAATCCTGTTCCAATACTACCTTCAGGTCATTCATTTGAAATAACAATTACCTCAATGTTAGGAATTGCTAGTTGTACAAGTAGTTCTTTTACAGGTTACACAATAGAGTCATCAACTTGTGATTGCCATGGTACAGTTGTTTTGTCATTGAGTAATGAATCAACCACAATAGGAATGATTGATTTGTCTATTGTTGCAACTTCACCTGTAATAATACCTAATGGTTATCTACCTCAGTATTATAACATTGAATTGATTGATCTTACTAATAATGTCACAATTTTTGGTCCAGCAGATTTTGATCCTACTAGTTTCTTGAATCCTCCTCCAGCTAATAAAGTAACTATCTCATTTGGTGGTACATCAGGTAATGGAGTACTTGCAGGAGGAGATTATCAAATTAATGTAATTCCAGTATGTATATCTGATCCATACTCAAGATGTATTGGAGATACGTTTACATTAACAACTACAGTGGATGCTCCTACAAGTTGTGTTGCTCCTGATATTACAAACATCAGTATAAGCGTTACTCCATAATGGCTATTAACTATACAATAACTGTAGATTTAGGTGCCACAGCTGATGCCCTTAATGTCTACTATAAAATTAACTCAGACCTGGCCTACACTTTATTACAGAGTGTAGGGCCAGGTATTGCTGGGTTATATTCTATTACATTATCTGTTCCAGATGGTAATGAACATGTAGTATACAACATTAAAGCTGAAACAGTATGTGCAACTACAACACAGTTTGGAGATATTATTTATGCATTTACACCTAATCAAAGTCCTGTAATTTTTGCACTTGGGACTTTTGGTGGAAATCCTGCACTTGATATTACATTAACATCATTAGCAAATTCTAATGGTGATAGCGTTAAGGAATACATTATTACCTATGTTGAACAAGGTTCATTGGCTCCTCCTACAGAGATAATAATTCCAATTGCAGATGTAATTGCTGATCCAGGATTTCCTTTGTATACGTATCAAATTACATCAGCTGATGGTATAACAGCTGGAAAAACATATGATCTTACATTTCAAACAATAATGCAGTACAAGTTTGATGTTGATATAACTGTAGATCCTTTAGGTTATATCATTGTTGAGCAACCAGTATTACCTATCATCTTAGGTTCTGTAACAACATAATATGGCATTAATCTTATTAAGAGGTAATATAAGTCTTGAAGACTATTCTCAAACAGAGGTTAAAATAACTTCTGAAGAGGATGGTATTGTCTCTACTTATTACATTAATAAGAAGAGTAGTTATGTGTATGTTAATCCAGATTCTATGGCTGGAGAGTATGTGCACATAAATCAATTCTTTACACAAAATCAATTTTATTTTCCTTTCTCACGTGTTGTAGCACCAGTTACAACATTTATGAATGAGTTTCTTAACATTGTTAATGGTTGGTTTTATGGTGGAAGTTCTATAAGTCTTAATGGAGGTTCTCCTATAAGTAATCTAGGGACATTGAATTTTATAGAAGGAACAAATGTCACAATTACAGAAACATATGATGCAGTTAATAATAGAGTAGATATCACTATATCTGCATCTGGAGGTGGTGGAGGAGGTGTACCCACATCACGAACTCTTACTATAAATGGTACTTCTTATGATTTATCAGCTAATAGAACCTGGAATGTAGGTACTGTAACATCTGTAGGATTATCAATGCCTTCTGCATTTGTTGTAAGTAGTACTCCTGTAACAGGCTCAGGTACACTAACTGTAGTGGGTGCTGGAACAATAAGTCAATACATTGATGGTACAGGGGCATTACAAGATTTTAAATTTTCAAATCTTACTGATGTTCATATTACCACCCCTGTTGATGGAGATTTTATTCGTTATAATTCTACAAGTCATCAATGGGAAAACATGGCTGTTACCTATGTTGCAAATGTTACAGCCACGTTACCTATTAGTTCTTCAGGAGGATCCAATCCTGATATATCAATATCACAGGCTACTACTTCTACAGATGGATATCTCTCATCTACTGATTGGAATGTATTCAATAATAAGGCTGATCAGGTATTAACTACTAAAGGTGATCTTTATACATTTTCAACAGTTCCTACAAGATTACCTAAAGGATTAGACACTCAGATACTTTCTGCAGATAGTTCAACTACTACAGGATTAAAATGGATTTCTAATTCAACTCCTACAGCATTAGGATATTATGGATCTTGGCAGGATGGATTTACGCAAAGTTGTGCAGCATCTAATACAGGATATCCTATGATATTCAGGACTACTGATTTATCAAATGGTATTTCAATTGTTACAGATGGCACAAATCTTACTAAAATTACATTTGCAAATACAGGAATTTATAATTTACAGTTTTCTTCTCAATTTCAAAATGCTGATAATGCATTACATGATGTAACAATATGGTTGAGAAAAAATGGTACAACTAGCGCAGCTGATGTTGCAGGTACTGCAGGATTTATTTCTATACCTCAACGTAAATCTATAGGAGATCCTGGGCATACTATAGCAGGTTGGAACTACGTATTAGATGTAGTAGGAGGAGATTATTATCAACTTATTTGGAGTACTACAGATCATACTACTGTAACAATGGAGTATTATCCTGCAGGAAGTCCTCCTCCAGCAGCTGCATCAGTTATTCTCACAGTTACTCAACAAGCAGGAATTATGGCGGGTACTGGAATGACTGCGCTCAATGGGTTATCTGGAGCTGTACAAACATTTGCTACAGGTACTACAGGAACAGACTTTGGTATAAGCTCTTCAGGTACTACTCATACATTTAATCTTCCTACAGCATCTGCTACTAATAGAGGTCTATTAAGTACTACAGATTGGACAACGTTTAATAATAAACAAAGTGCAATTACAACAGGCACTACAGCTCAGTATATAAGAGGTGATTTATCATTAGCTACATTTCCAACTATACCAAGTGTTGGTACTTGGGGTGCATTAAATTATCCATCTTGGGTATCTGGTACTCCATTTGTTAAAATGACTGCTGTAGGTACATTTAGTTTAGATACGAATACTTATCTTACATCTGTAGGAACTGGTACAACTAATGAATTAACATATTGGAGTGGATCGAATACTTTAGGTTCTTTAAGCACAAGTACATATCCATCTCTCACAGAACTTAGTTATGTAAAAGGCACAACTTCTTCTATACAAACTCAGTTAGGTAATTTAGGATTCTCTCCTTGGAAATATAGATCTACAGATGGCACAACCTTGTATTCATCTCAAATGTATGCTGGAACAAATGGCACATTTACAATTGCTGCTACAGCTACGTTAAGATATATGCCATTACTTGTAGAAAAAGATAGTATAACAATTAATAGATTAGGAATTTATGTATTATCAGCTTCAGCGGCTGGAACAAAATGTAGATTAGGAATTTATAATGCTACAGCAGGTTTTAGACCTAATGCATTATTATTAGACGCAGGTGAAGTAGCAATTAATAGCACTGGACAAAAAACTATTACAGGTTTGAGTACAGCATTAACAAGAGGATTATACTTCTTAGCTATTTTAAATTCAGCTGCTGGTTCGATCAATAGTGTATTATCATCATCAATGCCTGATTTATTTGGAACAAGTAGTGGCGCACAAAATGCTACTTCTTATTTCTCACATACTCAAACATATGGAAGTTTACCATCTAATGCTGCTGCATTAACTAGCAATAATGGTAATATGCCAGCTGTATATTTTGCTTGCTCATGAGAAACGATACTTATATACGAAATGAGGATGGAACTACTACATTGATTTTATCAGAAGAAGTTCCAGATATAACTAATGAATTTTCTGGAGAAGTGACATTAGTTGCTGGAAAAGCTACGGTTAATACTCCTAGAGCAGGTTTAGCTGTAGTCCTAACCAGAATGCAAACTTCATTAGGTAATATAGGAAACTTGTATATTTATACACCTGCTACGATAGATGGCGTATCATTTCAGATAAGAAGTACAAATTCTGCAGATACTGGTAATGTATTTTGGCAAATCATCGAAGATTAAAAAAATAAAACAATGAATTTAAATATAACCTGGGTACCTGTTCAAGGATTTAATCCTACAGATGAATATGATATTCTTTATAAAGTTCATGATCCCAATGGATTAACAAATTGGTCTATAGCTAATCCAACTCCTCTTCCTTATACTGAAACAAGTTATTTAATTCAAGGGTTAGATGAGAATACGGTATATGATATTGCTGTAGCTAAATCTTGTGTAGGTACTACAGATATTTTATCTGAAAGATCAGGAGTTGTAGTAGGTGTTCCTTTGGTGTCTACATGGCAGGGACCAATGGTTAATGGTAAGCCTACATTATTTTATTCTGTATTTTATCCAGAAGGAATACATGTATATACTACATCTGTTACAGCATACGATACTTCAACTTATGATAACTTTTTAATTAACTGTAGCGCAGGTACCACAGCATTAGCTGTAACAGGTAGGAGCATCTATCAACTTACAGATGTATGCACTACACCTAATGCTGTGTTATGTGGAACAGATGCTATTCAATCTGTTTCACCTTCTAATATAAGTTCTGCAGCTGGGTATTTAGGGTATGATGCTTTTTATGCATACAATAATCAACTGCAAACATTTTGTGATAGCTACACTAATGCATCAAATCCTTTGTTATTTGAATACAATACTCAGTATAAATTAGGTATTACTACAAATTTTATTTATCCATATCAATTTATATCATCTGATCCACTTACACCAAGCATTCCTTTAACTGCCCCTAGTTTTACTTTTTTGGATAATCCATCTGATCCCTATCCTAATCTTAATAGTCCCAATTCAGCTAACATTAGTGTTGCTTTATGTTTTGACGCAACAACAGGTAAATTCAAAGTAACTCAACATGATGGATTAGGTAGAACAGATATTTCGCAATATTATTTTGAATACTATCTTAAAGATAGTTTAGGTAATCAACTTCCTTTAACTGATAATATTGGCGTTCCTTATTATAGTAATTACCTAGAGTATTTTGTATTTTGTGGAATTGTTAATCCTGGAATATCTTCATCAGATCTTTCATCTACAACATCTGTTGTTGTTGAACTGACAACAAATACTCCAAGTACAATTACAGTATTAACCCTCAATAATATGCCTTATGGGGGCTTAACTGAAGCTCAAGTTTTAACAAATATTGCATTTCAAATAAATGCACTTGGAGGAATTTATACTGCTCGTTATATACCATCACTTGGTCTTTTTAAAATTAATGTTCCAGGTGTTGATATTGTAAGTGCGACTATTTATTTAAACCCTAATGTCCCAAATTCATTAGGACCTTCCATTGCACAAGGTGCAATATCAGGAGCAGGTATTACTTCATCTGTTACATATGGTAACTTTATTTATGGTGCTAGAGGTAACGATTCAACTTGTAATATCCAAGTTACAGATCAAATTAATGAAACTACAGTAACAGTATCTCATACTATACCATATAGTGTCAATACACTTGAAATAGTACCTCTTCCTCCACCTGATAGATCTTTTACATTACAGTCTGTAGATACTTCAGGAAGTTATATGATAATCCCAGCAGTTAAAGATGGAGGATGGAATGATGGTTATTTATACACTTGGGATAATACAAGTATTAATGTATATGCTCCAAATTCAGCACCAGGTGATCCTCCAATTGATTCAATCAATGGTATAGGATTAGGAATTAGTACTCAAGTTGATACTCTTCACTTTAACTTAAGTGATGGATATTTGTATCTATTTTCATTAACATATGATGCTTACTATGTAGTAAATCATAGTGCTCTTGCTACCTGGTCACTTGTTACATCAGGTTCATTTGCTGGAGGATTTAGAATAACAGGAGATGTATTATATAACCCTATTGATACAAGTATTTATGTATCAATTGATAGTGCTCAAGTTATTAAAATTGATACCAGTTACACTATTACAACAATACAATTACTTGAAGTAGATGGTATAACTAATGCAACTGGTATTATGGGAATGGCCCTTGATACTGATACGGGTGATATTTATTGTACACAAATAAACTATGATAATTCTGGTATAGCTTATACCTCACAAAACATTTATGTTATTCAAACAGGTATTTATTCTTATACAATAGATGGTTCTACACGATGGAATACTGCAGTTTCAGGACGTGGTTCTGTAGTTGCTGGACAACTTTATATTACAACCAAAACTACTAGAGAATTAATTAGATTTGATACTACAGATTTATCTGGTAATACCTGGATTCCTTATAGAATTCCTTATGTTTATGAGCGCGTATCTACAACAGGACTAGAGCATATCAATTCAGCTTTAGTATTTAATGATGGTTCTGGAGATTTAAAGTTTGTTATGTTAAATCATATGAACAACACAACAAGTTCTCCTACTATCAATGCTTTTGATATTTCAAATGTAATAGTGTATAATCATAGTACACGTCAAGTTGATTATATTCTAGCTGGAGCAGATCTTACTAATCCTTTATATGGTAGTATTTCTATTGGATATCAAAATACTGGTAGTTATATTAATGCGCGAGGCATTGTGATAGCACCTCAGGTGGGTAAAATTTATCTTAAGCAAGCAGTTAATATATCAATACAACGATTTGATTTCTTTGCAGGTGAAACAGGTATTGCTCAACTTTGGGGAGCAGCTGGTTATTTTGCCACAACGTGTACATTGATAAGAATTTGGAATATCCAATCAGATGGATCTCTTGTTGAATCTAAGCGCACAATTTGTCAAAGTGTTGGTACAAGTTGGGGAGCTAAGAACATTACTATGAAATATAGTGGCTTTTATGGCAAGATGATTATTCATAATAGCAATACAAATAATTTTGGATTATCTCTTATTAACACTTACAATTTTATAGGGTATATAGGGGGAAATGCTAGTATAACAGGTGTATATCAATTAGAAGTTCCTGTTAGTAATCCTATTGATGGTACTTCTCTTACTACAGCTTTAACAATTGCATGTGACTCTACAGGTAAGATTGTACTGTTTGGTCTATATTATGATGCATTAACTACTATACCAAGTGATTATGGCTATGCTGTATTTACAAACAATCAGTTAAATACACTCGGTCAGTATCCTACAATTACTCTTACAGGTAGAAGTGGTAATACAGGATTATTCAATACAGATACACTTACTCAAGTTTATAATCCAAATGATAATACAATTTGGGTTACAGGACGTATGCAATATAATGCAGGAGATACTGTAATTTGGATATACGATATTGATACCAATACTTTTACTGATGTAATTGATCTTACTAATACAGGTACTGAAATTGGATTAGGATATGCATTAGATACTGCAAATAATATTCTGCTATACACTAATTACAGTAACTGCATATTATTCAATACTTCTACAAAAACTTTTATTAATCAATTTGCAGCATCTAATACTGCAATTGCACCTGTTGTAATTAACAATATATTCTATATTGATACAGTAAGTGGTACTGAAGATTGGACATCCATAGTATCATCAAGTAATAGCTATACAGGAAATGTTTATAGTATTCTTGAAACTTGGTCAGATGATCCTTCATTTACTAATCTGATTACATATACTGGAGATTTGTATACAGTTCCTGAGTTTCCAACACCTACATCCTTAACATTTGGTCAATTTAAAGATGTAACAAGTACAACTTGGATAACTATTCCTAGTACAATTGCTACATCAGTAGGAATGATACTTGAGTTTACATCTTTTATTCTTGATAAACCTTTGGTTACTATACGTAACATTACACAAGGAACTACATATTCAGCAAGCAATGATTTAAACTCTGTTACAATTTACAGTATTACAGCTGATGGTTCAACTCTTGCAACAGGTGATACTTTAGAATTTGAGTTTGCTAATCCTCAAAGTCCAGATTGCCCATTTATTAATCGAACTACAATAACATTCTAAAATGGCTGGTCCACTTAAATTTGACATAACTTTTGTATCAAGTCCTATAGCTCAATTAGGTATATTGGAATATAGAACCTATGATCCTAATACTAATGGGGGAATATGGAGTAATTGGCACCAAGATTCTACTCTAGGCACATTTCCTATTAATACTGTAAATGGTACTGTATTGACCCATACAATAACAGGAGTTCCTGGAGATGGTGTTGATTTTAGAGCAGACGTTGTATATGAATTTAGAATACAACAATTCTGTAGCAATGGAGGCACTGTATATTCAGATGTAACCTCTCCAATATTTCAACCTTACTGTATGCCATGGACATTAACAGTAAATAGAGATTATTACCAGAGTGGATATTCATTTTCACTAAAAATCTATGATCCTTCTGGAATTGGTAATCCTTTAAATCCTTCTGCATATAGTATTGTAAGCTACCATGCTGAAGTATATTTAATTGATCCTACTACAGCAGCTAGAACTTCAATAGGTATATTTAATGTATTAGCTACAGATCTTATTCCAGGAGATCCTTACTATGATTTGTACATTGATAACAATAATCTTGTTCAGCCTTTAATTCAATCAGGTAATAAATATGAAGTCGATTTTAGTTATGTACTTGATAATGGATTACAGGCTAAACTAATTCATTGTAATACGTTATCTGTAAAAACACCATCGTGTCAGATGTATAGAATATTTACTGGCGAATGGTGGGTATTAGAGTGGACAGACTGCAGTGGTGTAGCACGAACTTGTTATAATGCTGCACCTTTTGTGCAGACTACAACTGATCACACTTTTTATATTTGTAGTATTACAGAACCTAAAGGATATGCGTGTAGAGAAGTTCTTCCTGGAATTTGGAAAGCTACTCCTCCAGCATATCTTGATAATACAGGCACTATGATTGATATAACAAATCCTGTTGCTTATCCAGATCCAGTTTGGTTAACTCCACAAGGAGTCACATGGGGAGCTGTTGTACAATTAGTAGATCCTTTAGGATGCGATTGGCTTTACAGTGGTGATCTTCCTACAATTCTTTATGATTCATATAGTGCAACATTTACATGTCAAGTTCCTAATTGTCAATAATATATCAGGTTGTTGGTTCTCCTGATCAGGTGATCTCCTCCCTCAGGTAACAGCGAGGGAGGCTCACCCAACTTAATACCCTAAGCACATGGAAAAGATACTTTCAGTTTACAAAACAATTTTATCTAAAAGTTCCAATCAGGCTTCAGCAGCTAAGTTGGGAATGACTATCGAAGACTATCTTCAAATTAAATCAGAAGTATTATTGAAACTAGAAGGATATAGACCTATCATTAATGACTATATTCAAAAAGCATTAATTAATTCTTATTATGGGGCATGTGATACTAAAGTTAAACTAGATCTTGAAGCAAGTTTAACGCAAGAAATAGTTAATAAAGTAATTAGCACTCATACAGATTTAGATACAGGTAAAACAAAACTTGAAGCAATTAGTAGTACTGAGCCAAAAACTCCAGAAGAAATTATTCAAATTTTGAATATTGATACTTCAAAATGGAGATTATCTCAATATTGGAATAAAGAACGTGCAGGTCATTGGTTGGTGTCAGCTCTTGTTACTCAAATTGATAGACAAGAAGCTGACATTCTTAATTTTTATGAGGCTCTTAAAGAATTTGAATTTCCAAAAATTGATTTTATACAACCAGAAATAGGAGCTCCTTCTCCTGATAAAGAGAAAGTCTGTGCCATTTTAAGCCTTCAGGATCTTCATTATGGTAAAATGGGTAATGATGATATTACCAATATTGCATTACAGATTGTAGATGAGTTGTTGTATAAATGTGATTCTCTTTATTTTATTGACCAATTGGTAATAGTATTAGGAGGAGATCTACTCAACATGGATACTTTTCTTAATACTACAACTAAAGGAACCCCTGTTGAAAGTTCAATGACTGCTCAAAATGCTTACCTTGAAGCATTTACAGGATTATCTGTACTTTTACAGTTAATAGGAGAATATGCGCAGCATGTCAAAGTAGTATTTATTCCTGGAAATCATGATAGACTTAGTTCATTTCATTTAGTCCATGCTCTTTCTGAAAGCTTTAAAAATGTACCATTGTTTACTTTTATGAAAGATTACTCAGAAAGGAAAGTATTGACATATGGAGAAAATATGTTTTGCTTTGAGCATGGAGATGTTTTCAAAAAGACTACTCCTTTGGTGTATGCTACAGAATATCCTGCAGAATGGGGTCAGACTACCTATAGAACGTTATATACAGGGCACTGCCACATTAAAAAAACAATAGAGTATATTACTGATAATGAAGTACATGGCTTCTCTACTAAGATCATTCCTTCACTTTCATCAACAGATTATTGGCACTATCATAATAAATTTATTGGTAGTAAAAGGGCTGCAATATTGGAAGTACATGGATATGAAAGTGGTAAGATTGCAGAGTTTAGTAAAACCTATAAACTTTAAAAGTTTATCTTTTATAAATCATAGAAATTGATTAACTTATAGAGAGACCTCTTATGAAAGATGCTCAAAAAAGAATACTTAATGGACCTCGATATCGAGCCCAAAGAATTAATACTTTATCAAAAGAATGGCTTGATTCTATAGCAAATTCAGAAGAGTGCTTGATAAAAGACAAATCAAAACTAAAAGAAATTATACGTACTGTTAATGAAGAAATTGCACGTACTGTGATTAATACAAGGGATGGTATAGAATTCCCAGAACAATTAGGATATGTGTTTTTAGGAACTTGTCTTCCTAAAGTACGCAAAAATGTAGATTTTAAAACAACAGATCATTACTTAAAAGTTATACAACATAGAAACTGGGAGAGCGATAATTACTTAGCTAAAATTTTCTACACTAATTACGAAACAAAATATAAATTCAAGTTTAATGAATTATGGCAATTTAGCGGATGTAGAGAATTTACTAGAGCTGTAGGAGCTGAATATCCAAAAAATTGGAAAATGTATATTCAAGTAGATCATACTCTTAAAGTGAGTAAATTATTCAGAAAGTACATGAGAGATCGAAGAATAGAAAAAGAAAGTATTGAAATTCTTAAAAACTATAATCCATTAGAACTTTAAAAAATGTGGAAGATGTTTAAGTTTATTAAAGGAATAATTCAAGGAATTCTCAATATTCGTAAGAATACTGAAGAATTCACGCGTGGTTATTATATCACCAATGAAACAATGAATTTGCTTAAGAGATTTGAAGGATGTTCTCTTGAAGCATATGAAGATACTGTAGGTGTATGGACTATTGGTTATGGTAATACTTTTTACCAGGATGGTTCCCCAGTCAAGCAAGGGGATACTATAACAAGATCTGAAGCTGAAAAGTTGTTGAAGACAATAGTAGAACAGTTTGCAGATCAAATTGATCAGGAGCTTAAAACTGATCTCAATGATTGTCAGTTTGGTGCATTACTGTGTTTTACCTATAATGTTGGGATTGAAAATTTAAGAAAAAGCACCCTATTGAAAAAAGTAAATATAGATCCTAGTGATCCTAATATACGCAAAGAATTTAAAAGATGGGTGCGTGCTGGAGGTAAAACAGTGAATGGTCTTGTTAAAAGAAGAGAAGAAGAAGCAAATTATTATTTTAGTGAAACCTGTGCATAATGGTAACTACTGTATCAGAAGCAATTAGTAGAATCAGAAATCAGATAAAATCTGTTAACATAGATGCCTTTGTTACAGATAGATATATCTATTCTCTAATTCTTAAGCATATCTCTTGGCTAATAAAGCGTGAGGATGATAAGGGCGTATTGAGAAAATACAATAGTATTTTTCATACTCTTGATTATTTTCCAATGATTGATGTAGACAAAGCAGATACAGGCTGTTTTTGTATAACCTCAGGTTGTACAATTAAACGAAGTAAATATAAAATACCTCCTACATATGATGGTACATATGGCCCAATTATAAGATCAGTTACTAGTATTGATGGAACTACTCCTCTTACTATGACTTATCCCTCAACATATCAAGCGATGTTGAGACAGAAAACCTTTAGATATAATAAGACCCCATATTACTATATTCTTAATGACTACATTTATGTGCCAAGTGTTAATTGGCCTGCCATACGAGTAGAAGGATTGTTTAGATCAGGTATAGGTAATTATAACTGCGATATAGATCATGATTGTATTTATATGCAGGATGAACCATTTTCTGTGCCCATGTATCTATATGCAGAAATGGAACAAAATGTAATGAAGGATTTAACAGCAAGTATACAAATACCTGGCGATCAAACTCAAGATTTTATAAGCAATACTAAGTAATGAAGACAGAACTCCAATATAAACCTTTTGATGATATAATGAATTCTGTTCGCAGTGATCTCAAATCATTCGATCAAGATAACTTCATTGATCCTCAGGAACTTATCAAAATTGCTATAAAGATCAACTATGAGCTTGGTCTAAAAATTAATCCATCACGAGGTAAAATCATTGAAGTTAAAAATGGAATTGCCAAACTTCCAGCTGACTTCTATGTAATGAATTTTGCAATGCTATGTGGAGTATCTACTGATCAATATACTACATGCAAAGGTTCTGAATTTCAGACAATGTATGATCAGATGATCAAATTGGCAGGAATAGTAAATGCAAGACCCATGCTGCAGGGTGCAGATTTAGTTACAGGTTGGAATTATATCACACATAATCTTGCATCTACAAATCTTGTGTTAACTGTACAAGACTCACAAAAAAATTATATCAACTTTGAGTATGTAATAGTTAATGAAAATCAAATCAAGATTAAAGTATTTGAGGATTATAGTGGTGCCTGGATTTCTATTATTGTAGCTGCTAATGTGGTAGCTAACTGTTCAATAAGTCTTGATACTTGTCCAGATGGATGTAAAATCATACAGACAAGACCAGGTCTTATTAGAGAATTCCCTCGTCCAGTACCAATCGAAATTCTACCATATAATTATGGAGAACCTGAATGCAATCTGCGACAAGTTGGTGCATATAATTATAGACTAAAAATTAAAGATGGATTTATCCATACTATCAATTTTAAGGAGGGTAGTGTCTATATTAACTATGAGTCTGTTATGGAAGATGATGAAGGTAATCTTATGACTTTAGATCATCCTCTTGTTAATGAATATTATGAATATGCTTTTAAAGAAAGAATAATGGAGAACTTATTTCTTAATGGCGAATCTAATATTCAACAACGATTACAATTAGTGCAGGCTAAATTACGTACTGCAAGAACTGCTGCATTGAGTTTCATTAATACTCCTGATTTCTTTGAAATGAAATCTGTTTGGGCTAAAAATAGAAAAGCAATGTACCAGAAATATTATAACATGTTTAGTGGTTTAGGTTGGTATGGTAATTATGTAGGATCATATGTTCCATCAGGAGGCAGAATAGCATGAAACTAAGCAAAACAGTAAGTGTTAACACATATGCATGTTCTATTCAGTTTATTATAACAGATAACATTAAGAAAACTGAAAAAGAACTTATAAAAAAGCATCAATTGCCTGATGCTGATGATACGGGAGAAGCAGAGGGCTTTACTCTTAGTATCACAAATAGTCTATACATAATAGTATTAGACATTGCATATTTGAATCATAATACTGCAGCTCATGAAATGTATCATGCGACACAAACAATAGGAAGACATCGTGATATAAAAGATGAAGAAACACTTGCTTGGGTTGCAGGATTTATAGCTGAAGAGTTTTACAAATTTCTGGGAACAGAAAAAGTTAAAGCTGCAGTATTAAAGTCACAAGAAAAGAATTATGGCACAGGACAAGAACCAGGAGTTTAACAATCTTAATAGTGATAAATCTAATAGTTACACTAAAGGTCTCATTAAAGATTATAATGATACTTTTGTGCCAGAAGGAGTATGGATTAACGCGATTAATGCTGTAACTAATTCTCAAAAAGGAGATGCTGGTACAATTGGAAATGAGCCTTCTAATGTTCTCTGTGCAACAACTCCTTATGCTGTAATAGGTATTATTCGTCGTGATACAGATACATGGGTTGTATTTTCAACTAATGATGTTTTATCAGAAATTGGTATTTTCACTGAATCCACTTGTACCTATAAAAAAGTTATAAGTGATAGTTGTCTCAATTTTAAAAGAACCAATCTTATTTATGGTGTCGTCCAATATAATTATGATTGTACTTATTCTGTATTTTTTGCAGATGGAACAAATCCAGATAGAACAATTAATTTGGATAATCCGCCATATCAAATTACAGGGTATGATACAACTAATGCTCAATGCCCTATTCCGATCTATTCAAATTGTTTAGATTGTGATGCCATACGTCTTGAATATCTTGTTAACCCTGCTTGTTACAGTATTAAAAAAGCAGTAGGAGCTGGTTCTCTACTAAATGGATCTTATCAGGCTGTTCTTGCATATAGTATTAATGGACAACGTGTAACAAGTTATTTTACGCCAAGTAACATTGTTTCTATTTGGGATCACTCAGGTGTAGCAGGTGGATTACAAATTGAAATTGATTCAATTGATACACGCTTTGAGGAATACGAATTAGTAATTATAAGCACAGTAGCTGCTCAAACAGTAGCACGTAAAATAGGCAATTATAGCACTACACAAACTGTAGTGTATATTGATAATTATTCTGAAGCTCTTCCGTCTATTGATTTAACACTTATCCCTCTTGTTACACCTATTTATGACAGGTCTGATAAGATGTTTCCTCTTAATGGATATTTGTTAAGATCTGGAATTTATACCAAATACGATTTTAATTATCAACCTCTTGCCAATCAAATTGAAACATATTGGCAAGAAATTGAATATCCTGCTGATTACTATTACAAAGGAGGGGTTAATACTTCTTATATGCGTGATGAGCAGTATGCTTTTTTTATTAGATGGATTTATAATGATGGAGATAAATCAGCATCATATCATATTCCTGGAAGAGCTGCTACACCTAACGATCTTATAGAGGTAACTGGATCAGATGTATTAAATCCACTACAAAATAAGTATTGGCAAGTTTATAACACCGCTACTATTACAAATTCAAATGTTAATAAGACCTTATCAGATGGAGGATTAATTACAAGAGAAGGTCGAATGGCATATTGGGAGTCTAGTGAAAAATATCCTATCACTAATCCTCAAGTGTGGGATATTCTCTGTGGTGCAAACATTAGACATCACAAATTTCCAGATAATTCTATAAGTCATATTCATAATAATGGAGGAGATAAGATTTACTTGTTAGGTGTTAGATTTGATAATATTCAACAACCTGTAGATAATCAAGGAAATCTTATTACTAACATTATTGGTTTTGAAATTTTAAGAGGATCTCGAGAGGGTAATAAAACAATTATTGCTAAAGGATTGATTAACAACATGCGTGAGTATAAGAATACTAACGCTAGTAGTAAAAAAGTTCTTTATCAAAATTACCCTTATAACGATCTTCGACCTGATTATTTTCTTACTACTTCAATGTTCTCAAATGGAGAAAGTCCAAATGATTCAAGCACTCCATTAAAAGACTATAGAAATGATTATTTTTCATTTCACTCACCTGATACAAACTTTAGAAAGCCATTTCTTAGTTACGATGAAGTTAGACTTTATACTAAGGAGTATGGTACAATAGAAGGTACTTTCCAATATCCATATGGTGATCCTAAACAAAAATTGATTACTAATACATCTTATTTGTTAGGGTTAACTGTTGGATTAGGAATTGGATTGCGTACTATATTTGGAGCTCGTCAAATTAATGAAGCTTCCAATGTTAGTGATGTAGGCACATATGCTACAGAAATTGCAGCATCTGCTCAAATTGCAGGATCTACAGGATTATTGGGGCCAAACATTTTAAGTGCTACAGCTCTTGGTTCTTTAGCAGGAACTGTTCCATTATCAATTAGTTCTGGAGCTACAGCATCTGTTTTTGGAGGATTTACTAATGGTACAATGTATGGTACAAATGGAAGTTTAACATTTCCAACATACACTCAGGAACCAGGAGATTTAACATCATTAGATTTTTCTTCAGTATTACCAGGGGCAGCAGGTCAGGTTGCTCGTAAAGTATTTAGAGCTGCTGTAACAATTGCTACATTATCATATTATGGTGGACAAGGATTAGATCAAGCATTAAACATTATTTATCAACTTATTCCATTTAGACATTATTCTTTACAGTTTAATTCTCATGGATTTTACAATAACTATAAAACTATTACTCCTGCAAATCTTGGAGGATCAATTAGACGTAGTAATAACCTAACTACATATATCAAAGATCAAATACAGTCTTTTGATGTAACATATGACATCAATAACGCATATAGAAATAACATTGTAACAGTTAATACAAAAGGTGTTTTCTTACCTGTATCTTCTGGAGATCCTTCGATAGAGGATAATAGTCGTGTGCGCGTTAGAGATTCTTCTGTAAGTTTTAATGATCCTACAAATAAGATTGTGACAGTGAATAGTCAATTACCTAAAACTTCAGCATATTATGCTGGTTTAAAAATTGATTATCAAAACCAATATGGTCAAATTGAAGGAATTGTTCAACTTCCTATACAAACTTGTTATGTTAGTACACCAAGTTCTGTAAAAGATAAAAGATATGAATCAGGCGTTCTTTTTGGAGGTGATGTCTACATTAACAGATATACCGAAAAGAATCCCTTTTTCTTTTTCACTCAATGGTTATTTGATATGCCTAATGGTACTGAGTTTGACTATAGTCAATATAGTAATATACTCTATCCACGATACTGGGCAAACTTTACGCGTTTTGATCGTAGTAGTATCAAAACGCCATTAAATATGAATGCTATAATTGCAGCAGCCACTGATTTGAATTTTAGTGGATTATTGCAATGGACCAAAGCTGCAAGTTCATATCATCATCTAGATCGCAATGATGCTGCTACTAATACATTCGAAGTAACAAACGGATGGTTCTATTTATTTAATAATGGTGTACGTGACTTCTTTGTTGAATCAGAAGTAAATCTTGCATATAGAGATTATGGTGATTTGACAGCGGAACGACACTATGATCATACAGGATATACTGATATTGATAGTATGTTTAGATCTGATATTATTAAAGCTGGTAATTATTACAAGTATGATTATTCATTATCAGTAGGTAAACTTTTAAGTAATTATGTGAGTTTCAGTTCAATATTACCACGAGATTATGATCCAAATGTGGCAGAAACTTGCTATGCATATTATCCAAAAAGAGTTCTTTATAGTTTACCTCAACAATCAGAACAAAAAAGAGATTCTTGGAGAATCTACTTACCTAACAATTATAAAGAGTTTGAAAATATTATCAATGTAATAAAACCTATCAATAGAACAGGCAGCATCATTTTGTTTGAAGATGCTGAACCAACGTCTGTTACAGGTGTAGATCAACTTACCACAGGACAAGGTACTAAAATTACAATAGGTGATGGTGGATTGTTTGCTCAGCCATTCCAAACTCTTATTAATGCAGATGACGAATATGAATATGCATCTTGTCAAGATACTCGTAGTGCTGTTAATACTCCATATGGATTATTTTGGATGAGTAGAAAAACTGGTAAGATATTGAATTACACTGGTGGTCAAATTGTAGATATTGCAATGAATGGAATGAAGTATTGGTTTATTCAAAATTTACCAAATGTTCTTACAACACAATTTCCAGAATTTGCAGCTACAGAAAATACTGTAATTGGTATAGGTTGCCAGGCTGTATATGATGCAAATTATGAACTTCTTTATTTCTGCAAAAGAGATTATAAGTCAAAAGGAGAAGTATTGTTTAATGCGGCTAACCAAAAATTCTATGTAGAGAAACAATCAGGCATAATTGATATTCAACTTGGTGATCCTGAATATTTTGAAGATTGCTCATGGACTATCAGCTATGATCCAAAAACTAAAATGTGGTTAAGTTTTCATGATTGGCATCCTGATTATGTTTTAGGAACCAATGACCATTTTTATACATTGAAGAATAATGGTTTTTGGAAACATAATGCGATTTGTAATAGCTATTGTAACTTCTATAATAAGAACTATTCATTTGAAGTAGAATTTCCAGTCAATACTGGGGCAACTATTACTACTATGAAAAGTCTTGAGTACACACTTGAAGTACTCAACTATTCAACAGATTGCATTGATCCCTATCATGTATTTGATCAAAACTTTGATTATGCAATGGTCTATAATACAGAACAAAATTCTGGATTATTAAAGCTATATTTGAAACCATATAATCCATCTGAATTAATTCAGTATCCTAAAGTGCAAACAGACTTTATTGAAATTCTGTATGCCAAAGAAGAAAATAAATACAGATTTAATCAGTTCTGGGATTCAACAAGAGATCGCGGAGAGTTTACAGGTAATGAGTATCGTATGTTCAATACTGAGCAAAATGGATATAGAAAAGTACTAAATCCTAATTATATCAATTATGCTAAATCACCACTTGAACGTAAGAAATTTAGACATTATGGTAATAGGCTTATCTTAGGTAAGTATATATCAAATAATCTAAAATTCAATTTGAAAGTAGTTAATACAAAAGAAACATATAGTCCTCGATGAAAACTGATAAAATTCTTCATTTACTTCAACAAAAGAAGGCTATGCGTTCTGGGGGAACATTACCTCTTGATGAAATGCAGAATGGATCAACTGTACGTGAACTTTGGGAAAAGACTACTAATTCAGATTGGTCACAAGCTAAAAAATTAGGACTAACAGATGGCAGTTATGAGCAAAACATTGCTTTAAGAAATAAAATTCTTGCTGATTTAAACGCGCATCGTATTGCAGAAAAGCCGCAACTTGTTCCATCACAACAACCATTATCTCCCCAAGTTACTGCACTGCAAACTCTAATTAAAAGTAATCTTCATTCAGCTCCTGCAGCAAGTACATCTACACAAGGTATTAAAGATCAGGCACGTTATGCTGTATCTGATGTACCTAAAGTAAACGAAGAACAACAAACAAAAAGAGGCAGAGTATATACAGGAGTAAGAGGAGCTATACAAAAAGGAGTAGATGCTATTGATAACTTTGTAAATTTACCTTATGTAACTTACAATAATCCACTGCTTCCTGCAGTTGGAGCTTTGATTACATCTCCTGTTCAATCTGCCTTAAATATTTCTAATGTAATATCTGGTGATAAACCAATTAGAAATGACAAAGATGTAGTTGATTTTGGTTGGGATACTGCTAATATTTTACCTCTTACAGAAATAGCAGGCATTGGTAAAAAAGCTGCAGGACAAGCTTTACGTGAAGCAGTATATAGAGGGGTAGAACCTTTTGATTATAATATTGCACAAAAAGCAAAAGACTTTATTCCTAATTTAATAGGTAATACATTAGATCCAGATCGCCAGTTAAAGAATATCACAGAGAAATATAAACTAACAGATTTACATCACAGACGCGCTGAACGTTTTGGTAAAAATATGTTAGACTCTTGGGCTATTGGATTAGGTTTACCTCAGAAATATAATACACTTGAAAAAGTAGGTGAGAACTCTTATCGAATTGCTAATTTTAAAACTGATCCAGAAAGATTTAAAAATCTATGGAGAGAAGTTAATAGATTTAGACGTAATTCACCTTATCAAGAATTAATTACTGAGAATGCAAGAAATCCTGAATTTTCACATTCAATCTATGATGTAGATACTGGTCATGGTTTAATGGGACAATTTAGATGGGATGTTAAAAAGTTACCAGATGGTAATATTCATTTTCAATCAAATGATAAGTTTGATTTACATCCTTTTGGTATTAGAGGAAGAGTATTTACTAATCCTGAGAATTGGGTTGACCAATGGAGACATAAAGACTTTAACAGGTATCTTCAAAATTTTGAGGCATTAGGTGCTGTAGGAGGTAAACCTTACGATATACAAAACAATTTTATTATTGATCCTAAGACTTGGAATATTATCAAGCAATGGAAAAATGGAGGACAATTAATCTAGATTATCATGAAAAAGCCTATTATATCAAATCAAGAGGGGCAAAACTTGTTTCCTGGAATTCCTACTTTAATTAAAGGAAATAAATCAGGGACACCTATTACAATGAAAAACACTAAACCTCAGATTGCCATAACTCCATATGGAGCATCGTATATGATGCCTAATCAAGATTATAACTTTGCAGGAAATACTGTACTAGAAATTCCAACAGCACAAATGGGTGGACAAGATCAACAAGAGCAAATAATGCAGTTACTGCAGGCATATGCTCAGATGAAGGGGATGGATCCCCAGCAATTAATTCAACAATTGCAATCTTTACCTCAAGATCAACAGCAGCAAGCTTTGCAAGCAATGGTGCAAGAAGTTCAATCTGGTCAAGGTCAAGAAGAACAATCACAAGAAAACGATACTCCAATGGCGCAAAATGGAGGATCTCTTTATGATTATGTTAAAGAGCAAGGTTATGATCCTTCATATAAAGCTCGCAAAGCATTGTTTAGCAAATATTTTCAAGAACCTTATACAGGAACTGCTGAACAAAATATGTATCTTCTTGCTAAATTGCAAAAAGGTGAAATTAAACTTGGTAATAATGCAACTGAAGATCTTTCTAGTAAATATCAATGGTCAAAAGGATCACCATCTACATCACAATCTACAGTTCCACGCACTGATAAACAAGTAGTAAATACTCCTAAAAGTTTACCAAATCAAAAACGCTCTTCTGTTGAACCACAAATTCCTAATACAGGAGTAATTGTCAATAAAAGAACAGGAGAAGCTATTGTATTAGGTAATAATGCTGCTAAACAATTTCCTGTATTGACAGGTATGAATGTTGAGGGAAATCAACGTCCCTTAAATATTAAGGCTGATGGTGAGTTACCAGCATCTGTAAAAGTTACTCCTCGTGGATATTATGTAATGGATGATTATGTTAATCCTGAAGATACAAAAGAATATCATAATCACATTAAAAATCTTAGACCTATATCTGCATTTGGAGTTCCTGCTAATCCAATTGATGCTATTGCAATGCATGAAACATATAATCCAGGTTATAGAAATCAGTTTTATTCAATGCCTGGAGACAAACGTAATGTAACATATGGTTGTACTAATTGTAAACCAGAAGATTACATTAATGCAATGAGTACGTTAGGTAATCAAAATGATACAGTTCTTGTTGTTGATACTAAATATGGACAAGATCAAAAGTTATGGAATACCGCAAAAAAACAAGCACAAGTTATAAACAATAGACCTTCTTACGCTGTGACACCTACTAACTACTATCCTGCTTCACCAAGTTATGGAGAAGGGGGAGAACCTTGCTTTGGATGCTATGATCATTATAATCCT